TAAGCGGGTAGATGGGGACACGTGGCCAAGGGACCGCTACGGGCGCCCCACGGTCGAAGTAACAGCGTTTTACGGGTATGGGATGGCTGTACCCGACCAGATCAAACAATGTTCGCTCGTTATCGCCGCCAGGCTCTACCAGAGGCGTAGCAGTCCGCTAGGTTTCCAAGCTGGTAGCGTAGACGTCGGCTTTGTACGAATCAGCCGCACCGACCCTGAAGTCATCGCCCTACTACGAGGGCTGAAGATACCGGCGGCCGCCTAATGGACTACCACGAAATACGGGCAGAAATAAAAACAAGACTAGAGGCCGTTTCGTCGCCGCAGGCGTTCGTCACCGTCTACGACTTTGTCCCCGATTTCGTAACCCCGCCTTGCGCCATCGTCATACCCTCTAATAACGCCATCACCTACCATGACGCGATGGGTACGGTAGCGACGGGCCTTAAAACCATACGGTTCGATATCACAATCGCAGCTCAACGCTTCGAAACAGCATCGAATCAGGAACTTTTAGACGACTACCTCGTTACCGTACCGACCGCTTTAGAAGCCGACCAGACCCTGGGCGGGGAAGCGTCAGCGGTGCAGGTCACGAACGCCCGCAACTATGGCCCCATATCCTTTGCCGATGCTGTATTCTTATCTTGCCAGCTAGATTTGGAGGTTTTGGCAGCATGAGCAACAAATACACGGTCCTAAGCGATAATCTCGCTGGACATGAACAAGGCGACACCGTAACAGATAAAAACCTGGCGGGCGCCAATATCGAAGCCCTGATAGAAGCAGGGCATTTGAAACCTGAAAACCCACCTAAAAAAGGAAATTAAAACATGGCCACATTTATGTTAAACAATGCCAGCGTAACGATTAACAGCGTAGACCTATCTACGTATGTTACTAGCGTCACGTTGTCACAATCAGCCGACAACCTAGAGGACACCGCTATGGGCGATACTAGTCGTTCGTATATTGGCGGCCTGAAATCCGGTACTGTCGATATCGAGTTCAACGCCGATTTCGCAGCATCTAAAACCGAGGCGACGATCTTCCCGCTTGTCGGCACGTCTACCGCCGTAGTCGTCAAGCCGGTAGCGGCCAGCGTGTCAGCGACGAACCCGTCGTACACGTTTAACGCTATCGTCACGAGTTGGGACACGCTCAACGGATCAGTCGGCGAATTGGCGACGCACTCGATTTCCTGGCCAATCACAGGATCGATTACGAAAGCGACTTCATAAAATATGCTCGGCTCATCTATACGGCTACAAGTAGAGCCGAAAGAAGGCGACCCGTACACGGTCGGTATAACAATAAAAACGGCGATAGCGTTCGAGCGTGAATACAAAACCACGTTAGGCGAAGCGTTCACAGGGGCGCCCAGCATCGAACATATCGCGTGGATAGCCTGGCAGGCTACTCGACAATCAGGGCGGGTAGTTAAATTATTTGACGAATGGGTCACCCACGACGTCGAAGATATCACGCTTGTGGAGGATGAACCAGACCCTTTAGTAGAAGACACACGGCCTATGCGATCGCTAGGCTAGGGTTAGTGACCGGACAGCCGGTCGCCGACTTGTTAGAAATGGAGCCGCACATGGTTAACGCCATACTGGTGGCCCACAATCACATGGTGAAAGAACAACAGAAACGGCAAAACAAATTATGACCCGAATAGGCACAACAGTCGAAGCTCAAGGCATGAGACAACTTCGCCGTAGACTTTCCATGCTTGATAAAGAATTTGACGATCTAAAAGGGTTACATCAAGACCTGGCCGAAATAGTCATGAATAGGGCTTTAGCGCTCGCCCCCGTACGCACAGGACGCCTTAAACAAAGCATACGGGCGGCAGGAACGCAAACAGCCGGACGGGTACGGGCAGGATTCAAGCGAGTCCCCTACGCTGGCCCCGTACATTTTGGGTGGGCTACACGACCCGACGCCGCCAAAGGCTGGAGGGGCGGCCCCATACACCCAAACCCGTTTTTGTACGACGCCCTCGACGAACGGCACAACCAAGTATTTGAAACCTATTTTGAAGGTATTAAAAAAATACAGCGAAAAGCGGGCCTCTAATGGCAAAAAAAACCAGCATCATTAACGTAGTAGTAGCCGGCGATTCAAAACCTTTTCGTAAATCGTTAGGTAAAGCGAATGATTCTATCGCGAAATTCGGTAAGGCTTTAGGCCGCATGTCCATTGCTGCCGGTGTCGCTATAGCAGGTTTGGGCGTCAAATCGTTAGACCTGGCAGTCGATTTCGAGGAAGGCTTATCAAAAGCTAAACAAATTTTTGGTAGCGCGTCGGCTTCGATTGAAGCTTCAGCGGCTGGGGCAGCTACCGCCGTCGGCATGAGCAAAGCCGAATATCTTGAAGCAGCGGCGGGTTTTGGTGTATTTGGCAAGGCGTCAGGGCTAGCAGGGGACGATTTATCATCTTTTGCCGATGGCATGGTTACCACAGCCGCAGACATTGCCTCATTTAATAATTTACGCCCAGAGGAAGCCGTCGAAAAACTACGAGCCGGCCTTATGGGAAGTATGGAGCCTTTGCAATCTGTGGGCGTGCTTATGACGGCGGCGTCGGTGCAAGCCCACGCGGTCGAAATGGGCCTCGTCGGCGTCGGCGATGAACTCACCGAAGGCCAGAAGATCATGGCCCGCCATTCCCTCATCATGCAGCAGCTCGGCGAACAGGGAGCTATGGGCGACTTTGCCAGGACGTCGGACGGCTTAGCTAATAAACAAAGAATTTTAAACGCTCGCCTTAAAAACCTTGGCATAACTATGGGGACGGCTTTAATACCAATAGCGGAAAGGTTCGCTGCTGGCCTCGAAGTGGTTTTAGATAAATTTGAGGACTGGGCGCCCGCCATTAAAGGAGCTATAGGCTGGGCCGAAAATTTTGTTACTGCTGGTATCGATTTAGGCAAATCCTTGGTAGGAGATATTAAAGACGACATAGAGTTTTTCTTAACTGACGTTTGGCCAAAACTCGATACGGCTTTTGAAAATACAATAAATTATATAAAAAACACGGCTATACCATCATTAAGTAATTTTTTTACTGGCCTATATGAAGACGCTGTGAATTTATATGAAGGCAGCAAATTAGAAGAATTTGTAAATGAAGAAGCAGGACCATTTGTCGAGAATTTGATAGGTAAAGCTGGCAATTTCTTAACAGATCTTTTTTCAGCAGAATCAGCAGGCGAATCAGATCTCGGTCGATCTTTAGGCCAAAAAGGGATCGAAGAAGCTTTAATTAACTCAAACATTGCAAAATTCGCCGAAGCATTTATGATGGATAACCTTATACCACAGTTAGGGATGAATAACCCAAATATATTTGAACATTTGCTACCGCCCGAAATACTGCACGACATGGTTTACGGAAGCCCCAGCAACAGGCCAACAGGACAAGCAAACTATGATATTAACATAAATATGCCGGCGGGGTCTGACGGCCAGGACGTTGTGGCAGCGTTACAGCGGTATGTTCGGCAGAACGGGGCCGCTGATATAGCGACTAGTAACCTAGTGAGGATTTAATGGCCTGCTCGCACACTTGGCAGGTCGAATTCAAGGACGCTTCAGCGACCACCGACCTAACCAGCTACGTTTTAGGGTTTTCTCTCCACCAGTCAGTACAGATAGCTCGTAATGCTTCATATAACGGCTACATGCACCTAGATAATAACAGCAACATTTTTACCCCATCAGCGGGCGGCACTCATCAAGCCTTTGACTGGTTTTCTAAAATCATTAAGTTTACTTGTGATATTAACGACGGCTCGGCGACCAGCACAGCGGACGTCGCCGATATGGTCGTCGTCGATATCGACTTTCAGGACGACGGGCAACAAGCGACCGTGATGCTCACGCTAGCGGATTTCTTTTCTTACGCTGGCCGCGACCAAGTAAAAGAAGTAGACGTAACCACCGCTTACGGAGTTCTTGACACGATAGGCCAAACGATACTTAACGGAGGCGGCGGCATCACCGCCGTACCGTTCCCCAAATTCGGGGCTTCCAGCGACACAGTAACCGCCATTAATAAAAAAAATAATGTTCCGGCAGGGTCAGAAACAGCGCCTGGTTTTTGGGGCATCATAGACGAATTTGACTCTGGGACAGCTAAGGACCACCTTAACGCACAAGTACTACCATCAGGGCCGGCTATTATTTACCCGACTACCGCCGCCTACTCGTCGAACACTTGGACACTAAACGCCGGCTACATTAATCGCCTTATGACGAAAGAAAGCGTCAGCAGTACCGACCATTACCGTGTTTTTGAGTTTACGGCTGATAAAACCGCCGATAAGTTCCCGATGCAGAAAGTATCGACCCAATACAACCTAGTTAATACGATCAACCAGGCCAGTATTCAAGCCGTCTACCCTGTGACGGGAGAACCAGCGAACGTATCAAACGACACCACCTCACAGGATACGCTCGGCGTCAGGTCGGTGACATATAGCAAAGTGATAACGTGGTCTTTCGGTGGAGCCACTCAAGCAAATAAGGCCGTTATCGGCGATTTCTGGGTGAACCGTTTTAGCGACGTCACTTACACGCCGCAACAACTCAGCATATTATTAGAAGCCGTCGATACTCAAATGGACTCAAGCAGCCGCCAAAACTACGCCGATTTTTTAGACGTAGCCACCGGCCTCTGGTCAGTAGCGGCGGTCACATTCACCCCAAAAGGCGCCAGCTCACCCAAAACCTACAACTGTGTCATCGCGGGACGCCAAATCTTCGCCACGCCCAACAGCACCACTATCAGCCTTGACCTACTACCAGCAGCCGAAAACCAGTCCATCACACTCGATAAAACGAATGTCGGCATATTGGGCGAGAATAGGCTAGGCTAAACGCATGGCTAACCCGTTTGATTTTACCGCCGGCGCCGTCTTAACAGCGGCACAACTTAACAGCATAGGCGACTGGACCGCCTATACGCCCACCTGGGGTAATATAACGTTAGGCTCTGGCGGGGCCGCCGCTACGAACAGCGCTAAATATGCAGAAGTTAACGGAGTTGTTTTTGTTTCAGGTTCTTTAACATTTGGAAGCGGTACTAGCATTACGGGAAATGTAAGCATGACTGTGCCAGTAACGGCAGCAAGTCTGAACACATTAGCAAACGGTATTCTTTTTACTTTTTTAGATGCAAATACAACGACTCATTTTATGGGCAGGGGTCGCAGAAATTCTACTAGCGCCGTATATGCCTACGCTTATTATGCTGCCGGTACCTACACGTCCCTTATTGACATTTCAGACAATACTAAACCCTTTCCCAGTACATGGACAACCGGCGACATCATATCTTTTAGCGGAATGTACGAGGCGGCATAATGGCAGCAATAGACCTTAACGTAGACAACGAAACCGTATCTAACGCCGATCTAATCGCCCGCATGAAGTTACGTCGCGACGGCCTACTCGCAGAATCAGATTGGACACAAACCGCCGATAACCCGATCAGCAATAAGGCAGCGTGGGCAACCTACCGCCAACAGCTACGGGACTTCCCCGAAACGTGGACGCCCGCCGATACCGTGACCTTTCCACCGGAGCCATCATGAGCGCTATACCTGTAGCCGGTAATTGGGTAAGATTAAAAGAAATTCATCCACTTATGAAACGCAGGCTAGAAGCGTTTTTTGCCGATCCACGCATTAAAGGCAAAGTCGTCGTTTCGAGCGGCTGTCGGACCTACGCTTCGCAGAAAGAGCTATTTCGCAGGTATAAGGCCGGAACGTTCCCCAACGTCGTAGCTAACCCTGATAGGAAACACGGGCCAGGCGGCAAGTTCCAGGGCAGCTTTCATATGACCCAACCGAACGCACCGGAAGGCCTCAAAGGCTGGGCCTTCGCCGTCGATTTTCGTATCGTGGGAAAAATTAGCACCGCTCAAGTTAATAAGATAGCGGCCGAATACGGCCTTGTTAAAACGGTACCGTCGGAATGGTGGCACCATCAAGCGTACGGCCACACGGGCGGCGGCCGGTATGGCTGGTATAAGCCGACGAGCACAACGTACAAGGACGACGCCAAACTTAAAAAAGCGGCCAAAGTACTAGAAGCCCCGACACAGCCGCCAGCATCCAGCATGCCGCTAGTGAAACGGGGAAGCCGTGGCGCCCACGTCAAAGTACTACAAACCAAACTTAGCGAACTGGGCTTCAGAGTATCAAAAAACCCAAAATACTCAGGCATCGACGGGATAGCAGGTTCGCTCACAATCGCCGCCCTTAAACGCTTCCAAAAAAGCCGCAACCTAACCGTAGACGGACTATGCGGAAAAAACACATGGAAGGCTTTAGGACTATGATCGACTGGAAAGACCTAGCAGAACGAGTACTCAGTACTTTTGTACAAGCAGCAGGCGGTATGCTCGCCACCGACCAGATCATCGACATGAATGTCGCCGAATGGAAACTCGTACTAGGGGCAGGAGGGGCCGCCGTCCTATCCATGCTCAAAGGCTACTTCGCTGCACGTTTCACCGCCGACGGCAGCGCCTCACTCATAACAGGCAAACACAAAGACCACGAACTCGCCGAAATGTTCGGTGACGAGTAGCCGCCTTTTCGTACTCATATCACGGCTACTACTCTTATCGCTTCTCGTCCTCGCTTGGATAGCTCCACCCGTCTACGCCTCTACCGTCGAATGCGTCGAAGAAAACGGCGTCTGGGATTGCTCTCTGGACGTGGACGACACCGACGGCATCGACCTAGTATTCACACTAGATGAAACCACCACCGTTACATTTACGACCTACACGAGCCTTACCTGCGACGACCACGGCACAGAAAACTACGCTGGCGACCCGTACCTTTATTTGTATGACGACCAGAACACGCTCGTAGCCCAAGACGACGACGGGGCCGCACACAATACCGGCGTGATGTGTTGGGACGCCCATATCGAAATAGTGGACCTAGCGGCGGGAACGTACCGGCTGAACGCAAACGTGTACGAAGACGAATACGGCGTCTACTCTATGGACATTGAAGGCGTCGAAGCGTTCGACGGGGAAGAACCAGAACCCA